ATCAAGACAAAAGATGATGACAGCCAAAACTGGAAGGAAAGCGAAATTAGAGGCGCTCAGAACGATGGCCAAACATGCTGGATTGAATCACCTTTCTGAATTGCAGGCTGGAAATATACTGTGCGATGATGGAATTGTTTCAACAAGCCATAGCCCCGAAGCTTGGGATGGCAATGTTAAATGAATATTAAGATTCCAAAAGGTGCGAAAGCAATAGATGTTAAATCTATTTCTCAGCACAGCCACGAACAAGAAACGATATTGCCACCAGGCAGCCAATTTAAAATTACTGAAATCAATCGAAATCATAATGGCTTTGATTATCACATAGACTGCGAGGTGATGTTATGAAACTCTACCACAGCGAAGAAGATTTACAACAAACTGTCAAGGCTGAAACACTCAGCGTTGCTAGACAAAATGGCTTTGACACTACTCAAGAGGCCGAACACGGCCACACGCTTTGCGGAAATCATGGTGCTGAAGAAATAATTGATGTATATCCTGACGGCTCATGGGAAATCAAAAAACATGAAATTGTTGGTGATGGCTATACAGCATTGAAGATTTATTTCAAGCTTGGCGCTGAAGAATATTCCAAAGCTTGGAAAGAAGCAGCATAATGGCACAACAAACTCCAACTCAGAAAGCGAAGAAAAAAGCAACCCGCGATGAAAAAATATTGCGGGATATAGTTGCCAATCGCAAAGTGAATTCTGAAGTTTCGACAACCAACGATAGTTTTGTAAACTATCAACAGAACATTGGTGTTGGCGCTGATAATCCGTTATCAACCGCCACCTATGGATTTAATCCGATCACCCGCCAAAGAACATTGCTTGAGTGGATGTATCGTGGTTCATGGATTGCTGGCAAGCTGGTTGACTCCATCGCTGATGATATGACTAGAGCTGGTGTTGATTTGTTGGGCGAACTTGAGCCAGCTAAAATTGAACAGATTGAAGAACGCGCTGTAAATCTACAGGTTTGGGATGCTTTGAACGATGCAAACAAGTGGGGCAGGCTATATGGTGGAGCATTAGCAATTCACCTTATAGATGGCCAGAACATGGAAGAACCGCTTGATATTAATCGTGTTGGCAAAGGCGCTTACAAGGGCTTATTGGCTGTTGATCGCTGGATGGTTGAGCCGTCTTTGGGCGAATTGATTACTGACCTTGGACCAAACTTGGGCTTGCCAAAATATTACCGTTTCACCTCGATGTCACCTGCCTTTATGGGCACAAAAGTTCACCATAGTCGCGTGATACGCTTTCAAGGCATCAAGCTGCCCTACTGGCAAGCTGTAATGGAAAATCTGTGGGGATTGTCTATTCTTGAACGCCTATGGGATAGAATAATTGCGTTTGATTCTGCTAGCAACGGCGCGGCTCAATTGGTTTATAAATCGTACATACGCCATTACAAAATTGAAGGCTTCAGAGAAATAATGGCCGCTGGTGGCGATGCATTAATTGGTTTGTCACGCCAGATAGATCAAATGCGCAGATATCAAGGTATTGAAGGCATGAGCTTCATGGATATGAAAGACGATCTAGCTGGCGAATCTCATAGTGCCTTTGGTGGTTTGTCTGATATATTGATACGCTTCATGGAGCAATGTTCTGGCGCAGAGCAAATTCCATTGGTGCGGTTATTTGGCCAAAGTCCATCAGGATTCAGCACGGGTGATACCGATCTGCGCAATTATTATGACACTATCGATACTCGCAGAAACAAAGAATTGAGAATACCAGTCACTGAAATATACCGATTGATTGCCCAAAGCGAAGGCATCAAAATCCCAAAAGGCTTTGGCATCATGTTTAGATCATTGTGGCAAATGAATGATACCGAAAAATCAGAACTGGCTAACAAAAATCTTGAAACAATAGCGCGGGCTGAAGAAGCCATGCTAATTGATAAACCGACTGCTTTGAGAGAGTTGAAACAACAATCAAAAACAACCGGCCTGTTTACAAACATTACTGATGAAATGATTGAAGATGCTGAGAACGAGCCGCCACCAATGCCAGAAGGTCAAGAAGGCATTCCAGCAGGCGCAGGCGGTATTCCTCAAGCCAGCCAAACACCAACTTTCGGCAATAGCTTGAAAAAGTCTGATTTGGAGAATCTACAAAATGAATCTGCGAATAAAGACCTTGAAAAAGAAACAAAAGAGGTGGCAGCGCCTAAACCAGAAAAAGCAACGAAAGATGCTGCACAACCCATTACAGCTGCTGGCATTATATACATATCTGGCGATATGATTTTGCTGCACAAACGCTCTGACAATGGGCGTTGGGCATTTCCAGGCGGTACAATTGAGGTTGGCGAAACGGTTAGACAGGCTGCTGCTCGTGAGTTTTTTGAAGAAATGGGCAAAGATGTACGCTCCATGGTATCCTATTCGCAAATGCTAAGAATTGGGCCTTTTGTTGCGTTGGTGGTTGAAGGCGCCCCATTCAAGCCGACTATTAATGAAGAAAGCATTGCATGGGGCTGGTGTAAATTTACAGAACTGCCAGAAAACATGCTGCCAGAGGCTAAAAAGCTACTTGAAGCTGTTTACGAACAGCGCTTTGATGTAACGCTAGATGTCGAGTAAAAATGCCCAGATTACAAGAGCGCGTAAGCGTTTTGCCACTGCTCTACGCCTTGAGAAAGATTATTTACGCAGCCTAAATGCTGTTGTAAAACAGATCGATACGTTGACAAAGATGATGTATCATGGTGATATGTCAGATAATGAAATAAAAGATGCCAATATAAAACTTGATGGCATGTTAAAAGGCTATTCCAAATTATTAGAGCCATGGGCAACCAGCGCGGCTAATAAAATTTTGACTAGAATCGCGGCGGTTGATGAAGCTGCCTGGGTGCAACTAGGCAAAACAATGAGCCGCGAATTGAAAAAAGAATTACAGTCTGCACCGACTGGAACCATGTTGCATATGTTCCTCGCAGAGCAAGTTCATCTGATCACAAGTCTACCGACTGAAGCCGCAGAGCGCGTTCATGAGATGACGCTAAACGGAATCACTCGCGGGGAACGGGCAAGCAGCATAGTTGAAAAGATTTTGGAATCTGGCAATGTAAGTTATTCAAGAGCAAAATGTATTGCTAGAACGGAAGTTGCTAGAACGGCATCAGGGCTTACTATAGCTAGAGCCAACTACATAGGCAGCACGCATTACTATTGGCGAACTAGTGGCGATTCTGATGTTAGAATTGGCCATAAAGAAATGGATGGAAAGATTTGCGAGTTTGCTAAACCACCAGCCGTAAATGAAGGAACAGCAGAGCATCCCCGTATTATGTACCACCATGCTGGTTGTATTTGGAATTGTCGCTGTTATATCGAGCCAATACTTGATTATGAAATGTAACAGATTGAGGAACAAATGAAAATTTCTAAAAACTTAGTTTTAAATGCTTTATGCTTTATTTGGTTGCTTATTGTTAGCACAGTATTCACCATTAAAGCCAATGCTGGTGATCAATTCGGGATGCCATACGACCCGAATTACACCAAAAAAACCTATGTCTATTCGCTGAAAGATTTTATTCCAGCATCGGGGCAAACACACTTCCTGACGTTGACTGGTTCGCCTTCAAAAGTTATCCACATAACCAAAATAGCAGTTGCTGCTGATTCTACGGCAACAGGCGCGGTTGATTTTTACTATATTAAGAATTATACGGCTGATTCTGCTGGTACAGCGACTAGACCCGTGCCTGTTGACTATGATTCATCCTATCCGCTGCAACCAACGCTTACCACAACGGGTTTTATAATCAACCAATATTATGTCATTTCAGCAACATCAACAGGTTGTACCAATATGGGGGCTTCAGCCAACACTATTGGCCTATCCTTTGTGGCAACGGCGGTTACGCCATCAAGCGGAACATGCATCGCAAAACAGTCAGCAACAGCTCAAATTAACTTATATTCAGCCAATCCAACTGTTGGATTGAATAATGGGTATTTGAATACTAGCCATTATATTTCACCAAACTCATCAACAACGGGAGTGCCAGCGCCGATTTATGCGCATGAATATAGCACTAGAGCTGCGCAAGAAATAAGTTTGCGTGGCGCTAATGAACAATTTGTGTTTAGTCTTGAGGGCGAATGGGTTGGAACTCCAGCAGGATTATCTATTGATGCTTTAATTGAGTGGACTGAAGAATAACAATGGCACAAAAACTTAATACATGCAATATTGACCAAGGAATTTTTCGCTGGGTTTTAGATGCTAACGGCCATATCATAGGTATGTTGGATAATGCTGGAAATTTCTCAAGTCATGTTCAAGCCTGGACTTCTGTCGGGGCATTTACTGCTGCTAAAGCTGCTGTTACTGCTGCTGGTTTTACATGGCCTGCTGGCTCTATTGGTGCAGTCTACGACCCAACCGGCCAAACCCTGCAAGGGTTTGTTGATGGGGATGGGAATTTTTATCCAGCAAGCAACAAAGTCACACCACAAGTAGTTTCGGAAAATAAAGACATTAGTGTTGCGGCTAACTGGAATAAAAATCCACAGCCATTGTTGACATACAATGCCACCACAGCCCCAGTTGTAAGTGCTGGCAGATTAGTTAAAACCGATAGATTCTCCAGTCCTCTTGATAATTACTATCTGTATTGTGCAACCGATCATGCAGCTTCTAACACAACTTCAGGCGCATTTTTATATACAGCTCCAACTCCAATGGGGCCATTCACTTATTACGGTCATGTTTTTGAAGATTTATCAACAGCAGGTAATTTTCAGACTGAAAACCTGTCTTTCTTTTGGGATAAAGTCGTTGGCACAAGTGGCGCGCTAAGAATGTGGTACAAAGTTTATACTGCATCTGTGCAAATGTTGCTATGTTCTGCTACATCTACAGATGGTATCACATGGACTAGAGATACAGCGGCAAACACTTATTTTACCCAAATAGATGCCAGTCAGCTTGGTGATGGAAGTGTTGGTTATTTTTATCCATCGCAAACCAAGAATGGCTACATGGCATATTCCATTTATGGCAGTGGTGTTTTAAATATCTGTGTCAAGTGGGAAAATCAAGGTAACTTAGGACAATGGTTTACTGACCGTATGCCTATGGGTTATGGGCTTGAATATACAACACCAACAGGATGGATTACCGCTCTACAAGGCGGTTCAACTTTATGGAAAGTCGAGTGGAACGGTGTCGGGATAATCGAGTCCGGCGGCATTGAATATGCAATAGGCAATTTATCTAATGGCGCATATGCTGGGCAAACGGGTATAAATTCTATTTTTGCAGCAAAGATAAGTGATGATTATCGCCATCTAACTGAAAATCCTGCCACTAATTTAATCTGGAATCCTGTAAACTTATTATCGTGGGAAACAGGTGATTTAAGGGGTAATTCTTTATATGTTGAGAATGGCATCGTATACAATTACTACGCTGTTACACTAAATGCAACTACACATTCAAGTGCCTATATGGGGGTTATGACCTATGTTTTATAATAAGAGAGGATTCCCATTATACCCTGGCAAAAGTGTCAAAGAATGGGATTGGAAAGTTGGCACTGATACAGCGTTGCCGTCTTGGTTAGTACAGCCAACGGCAGGAAACTTTGCTGGATCAACATTGACATTGAACACACTTGCAACAGGAACAGGCTTTAATACCGTTGCAACTGTAGCAACGGCGGCTACTTCAGCTTCACAAGCTGGTATAGCAACTGCGCAAAACATTAACTGGTCAGGACTGCAAGAAGTCACGTTTGGCTGTTATTCATTTTACTGCAATGAATCCGGTTCAACTGTTACCGATCAAGCAATTGCTATAACGCATTTTGATAGTGCGCATACAGCAGGGTTGTGGCTGCAAAATAATACTGGAGCATCCGGTAATCCACCGTATGCAGGGGAGTTTGACATACACATATATGGCTCTCCTGTTACAGCGGTTCCTTTTCCATATTCGCTTGATGATATTAATACAGGTTTAGTGGCGCAGAAAAACTGGCATAAGCAAAAAGACATTTTCATTACAGTACGACCTGTAACGAAAGAAGTGTTTGTACATGCTGGCGACCCGTACAAAGGCGGTGGATGCATTTACTACGCGAAAGGAGTTTGGACTAATCCTGTTACGTTGCAGCCATTTCAACTTGCTATCACCACCAATAGCGCCGCCGTTAGGACTCTAGCATTTGGCGGCTTTTTCTTGCGTACAATCTACTAATGTCATTCATCAGCAAAAACATCGAACTATACGGGTCTGCTTTTGCTGGCACTGTTAGTTCGTTTTTTGCTAATCTTATATTTGATAACTCAGGAACAGCACTGCAAGGCATAAAAGGTGCTGATGGGCAATTGCATACAAAAGCGTTTGAAAATAACGTAATCGATTATAAAGTTGGCTGTCATTATTTCCCAGGCTGGAACGCTAATCCACCGTACGGGGGTGCCCTTGCATCATCGTATCCAACAACGCCGCCATTTACGTTTATTCCAACAAACAGACAGCCACTACAAGGCGCATATGATGAGGCGCAACAAGCAATAGCCGACTATAACCTACAAGTGGCTAGAGATCACAATGTATATTTTTTCTCATACTGCTGGTATACGCAGGTATCGGGTTCTACGCTCACACCGTTCCTTCCTCATGCAATAAATAATCACATGAGTTCTACTGTGGCAAATAAGCCTCAGTTTTGTGTAAATTGGTGCTGCAACCAATATAATACGCAATTCAGCGCAACTAATTTTCAATATCTTGTTAACTACTGGATTGCTAATTATTTTAGCGACCCTAGTTATTTACAAATAAACGGAAAGCCGGTGGTGATGATATTTGATACCTACTGGTTTAAAAATATAACCGGATTAACTACCGATGCGCTAATTGCAGCAGCATTGAATACAGCTAGAAATGCTGCAATAGCGGCCGGATTTAACGGCATTCATTTTGTTGGCCTGCAAAGTGCGTGTAGCGCCGCTTGGAAAGCGGCTATAGCAGCTGAGGGATGGGATGGAGTTTCGTCATATAATGTGCCTTATAGATTTCAACTATATTCTAACGCCCCATTTACGCAATCAAATAATGCACTACCACTTTACGGTTATGATATTATTGATGATGCCATATACGGTGATTTAATTATTGGAACTGATGGAAACCAATATAACTCATGGGCAGGAACATCAGGAAGAGGCGCATGGATAGGACAGGCATCATGCACCGTTGCAGGTACGATAAATATAACTAGCGGTGTTGGATTTCCTGATTTAGGGCAAACATTTATTTCACCAAATAATGGCAGTTCAGGTGCTATTACCACTGTAACTGATTATGCCTATGACCCTGTTTATACAATAACAGCTCCAGGCGTAACACCATTTACTAGCAATGCCTGCTACACAGAATCTAGTTTAACCGCCTATGCTGATTGTGTAAATAACACAGGTGGGCATTGGCAAGCGCCAGCCACGCAAAACTATGGAATGCCCTCGCTTGGGCTGCAAACTATAATGCCTATCAATTCAGGATTTGATAGTAGACCTTGGGTTGGTGGCTCATCACAGCTTGCGACCAACGGAATGCCAACTTTAATTCAGTGGGAAAATCATCTAATAAAGGCTAGACGTGCTATTGATTTATTTAGAAGCCAAACGCAAGGCTTTGGTGTTGTGGCAGCATGGAATGAGTTTGGAGAGGGGCAGATTTTAGCACCGAACCAAACCGAAGGGTACGGAAAATTAAAAATATTTAAAAGAATATTTGGAGGTGGTTAAATGGATTTTATAAATAAAAGACTAAAAGAACCCAGTACTTATGCTGGGCTGATGACGTTGCTAATGTCTTTTCATGTAGTTGATTTTAGCGTAGACCAGCAAACGGCAATACTGGGGTTTATCGGTTTATTGCTGGTTACACCGGATAAGCAGCATGCTGGCATGGATTCTTAGTTGCTTGCTTTATCCTGCGCCTTTGGATATGGGTTTTTCCCGCTGAATGCGCAGGGAATTGAAATCGAATTGGAGTGTGAGTTGTGGGAATAGCAAAAGAATCAGCAATGTCAGTGGCTCTTGCCTACGACAATAAGCCGTTTGATGGTCGTGCGATATTAACGAAGATACCGCAAGGCTTCGGCTTCTTTACGATGTCACACGCCAACACTTTCCATATTGATTTACGCGGCACCCGCGACCATTCAGACATTAAAACGGACGTTAACTGGACTAAGACACCTTTCTTATCTGGTGAGGCGCACAAGGGTTTTGCAGACCGAGTCGAGCAGATCAAGCCAGAAATTCTAAGGGTATATAATCAGCTTCCAATTGGAGCGGATATTACCATCAGCGGACATAGCGAGGGCGCAGCTATGGCGCTATTACTGGCTGCTATAATTAAGCCCACTCGATTGATCTTATTTGCCTGCCCTAATACAATAGACGTGGCTTTGCGGGATGAAATCCTTGAAATGGGGTTTGATATATCCCACTATGCAGGAAAGTATGACGGGATACCCTCTTGCCCAATTGGATTGCATCAGGTTCAAGAGCCGTTAAGATTATTTTTTATTGAAGTAAACAGATTCGATGAGCTTGGGCAGCATTCTATCAAGAATATTGCTTCGGCTTTGCCGGGTTAAATTTTAAACCATAGGAGAAATACCATGACACAAATGCGAGCAAAAGTAGTAGTAACAAAAGTTGAATCATTCGGACATGTTAATGCTGCTAAAGAATATAAAAAGGGCGGTGAAAAAGTATTTTTCACAGGCGTCACTCATAAGTCTTTTGATAAAGACGGATTCAACGAAGATAACACCTTTGCCAAATATTCGCCCCAGGTTGATTTAAGTA